AGACATAATCATCGAGGACGAGCTTATAGACGTGGTTATAGACGCGGTTACAGAGAAGCAGGTCTTAACGATAGACCAGTTGTATATACTAGACCAGTTGTATATAGGCAACCGGTAGTTTATCGTAATTATATTACTGGAACAACTTCATCTTCATCTTCAAGTTCTTCTTCCTCTTTCATGCCACGCATTCCTTCAGCAGGCTTAGCACCTTTGTTTACAACATCCTTAACTTGCTTAAGTGTTCCACCAGGTGTTTTTAGTTTTGCTGAATCATCATCAGACTTATAATTTTCTGGTGTAGGTCCACCCAAATCTTCCCAAGAACCACTTTGTCCATCTGGAATATTGCCAGATAGTTTAGCCATTGGTTCCGCTGCTTTAGCGCCGGCATTGACTGCAGTTTTGGATTGCTTTGTGCCTACTTCCATTTCTTGTAATTGTTTGCCACGAGACATTTGAACTCTCCGATTTTCCTGTATGAAATCTATATTTATTTATAAATTAATAAATTACAACGAATTAATGAAATCATTGAATAAGTTTAATTTATGCTCTTCCAATCTTTTTTGATCGACAAGAGTATTAATTCTTCTTTGAGTTTGCTCTGCAAGTTTCTCACGAAGAATGCCACCATCCCAAATCCACTCTTTTCCTTCCATGATTCCCTGAACAAATGCATCTGGAGCAGAAGGATCTGCTACAATATCAGCAGCAGTAGCGAGCATAAAATCTTCACCTACTTCATTGAAACCTTCTTTGGTTGGTCTCAATGAACCAATACCACGAGAAGAAACACCTAGACAAACTCCCTCTTTAAGTAGAGATTCTGCAATCTTACCCATTGGAGTTGATAGGATTTGTGCCTTACCAACAAAATTATTACCTTCTTTCTGAAGATCAACAATTTTATGCGAAACTCTATCAAGGTTCACTGTTGGTCCATCTGGATGACCAAGTTCGCCTAAAGCACGACCTTTGTTTACATACTGTTCGGTGTAACGCTGCACTTCTCTTTCCATTACAGGCATACGGTACATTCTACCGTTTCTGTTTACCTGTTCTGCCTGAAGAAAAACGCCTTTGATGAAAAGATTTTTCTTACCATTTACACTTTCGGTAAGAACTTCTACCTTTTCGATTTCTTCTCTAATTAGTTTCATTGTTCTTAGTTAGTGAATCCTACTTTTGATGCTTTAATTGAAGTCGATGTGTATATTACTTCAGAAGGAAGTTTTTCTAGAAACTCAACTGAATTACCTGGCATACTAAATTCAAGTGCAGAAGGTGCTCCTACTTGAGTGGCAATTCCGACAGTAACAATTCCAATAGTATTATTATGAAGTCTTACACAAGTTGCACTACCAATACTTGTGGCAGAACCGACAGTAGTACCTGTACCAACTTCAGTCTCAATTATTTTCGTTCTTTGCATCTCTAGTGTATAATACTTAATAGTTATTTATTTATCAGTCTTCTTCGGCATCAATTTCTTCAGTATCTTCTTCGCCAAAAAGACTTGCTGCTACTGATGGTCGAAAAGAATCAATTTTTTCTGCGGATTTTGCAAATAGCATATCTTTAATCTTATCACTTATTTGTGATGGAGATTCGTCCGAAAGAATCATATCCATTAAATCATCCATTTTTAATGACCTTCAAAAATCACTAGTATTTATATTTCTCCACCCTTAGGAATCTGTGGAGCTTGAACTGATTTTGACTGAGATTCCAAATCTGGTTCCATAACTGGTTTTCCAAGATCCATTTCAGATGTTCCTGCTTCTAAAGGCATACCTGTTTCGGGGTCAACTGGAATATTAGGATCTGGAATAATGCCATCTTCAATTTCCTTCTTAATTAATGCGTCTTGCTCAATAATTTCAACATCAGTTTGTCTCAGTATCTTTCTTCTAACGTAATCTTGCGAAAAATACTTTCCGACATATGGTTCTGCAGTGGCAACCATATTTAATCTTTCATTTAGAAGTTCGGAATCTTTTAGTTCCGAGAAGTGGTTATCATATAAGAAATCATATTGAATATGCTCACTCATTAGTTCCCAATCTTCGGGTGCAATGATATTTTTGAGAATTAGTTGAGTTCTCAGCATATCATTAAACATGTTGGAAAATCTTTTTCTCAATCGGCCGACAAATTTTGTAAATTTCAATTCGTCTCTTAGAATTTCAGATGAGCGACCAAGATTAAACCCACCTTCTCCATCCATTCTCGATGGTGGAACATTCAATGAACGATAAAGTTTTTTCTTAAAGTATTCAATATCAGTAATTTCTCCAAGATTCTGTCCACCTGGAAGAGTTGTAATTTCAGTTCCTCTACCACCTTCACGGCGAGGAAGCCAAAAATCTTCAAGCATACTCATATACTTTTTATCATCACGAATTTCTCCAGTATTGGCATCATATACAAGTTTGTTACGATAACGCATCATAACATCGCGGAGATATTGCTCTGCTTTTACTTTTGGCAGATTACCTACGTCAATATAGAAAATTCTACGCTCAGGAGCACGAGACAATCTGTAGATAACAAGTGAATCCTCAATCATGCGAAGTTGATTAAGTGACTTGATTGCCTTATGTAGATATGAAAGAGTATTTCCTTTGTTTCTATCTACCAAACCAGAAGTGCAATAAGTTATAGAGTCCTTTGCCATTTTAATTCCTTGGCCAGGACCAGTCGAATTTACGTTACCTGTTGGTTGATCACCTTTTGGATTATAAATGAAGTACTCTTCAATTTCTGGAAAATCATAATCCATCGGATTATCACTTCCAAATCTCTGAGTATTAATTGGTAAATTTTTATTATCTTTCTTTTTATTCTGTCTAATATAACGCATTTTCATTGCGTCAATATAACGCAATTCCTTGATTCCTTCGTGTGGATTTTTTAAATCAATTACTTTGTGATAATAAATTCTTCCATCAATATACCAATTTCTATAAATTTCGTGAGATTTCTTATCAAAATCCAATAGATCCAAAAGATACTTAAATTCTTGTCTTATCTTCTTTTTGATTCCATCACTTGCATTTAGATTATCCAAATCAATTTGAATTGGAGAATCATTAGTATCCGATACAATTGCCTCATTAACAATATCTTCGATTGCACTATCAACTTCTGGATGAAGCGACATCTCTCTATATCTTTTGATTAATTCAAATTCAGTTCTATATACACCCTCAATGTCAACGTAAGAACCAAAAAAACCACTGCTCAGGTAGTGGTCTACTCCGTCCTCATTATTTTGAGGAACTGGAGAAACCGCACCCGGAGACAGTGGTTCTGAATCTTCAATTGAAAAACCAAATAGTTTTGCCATTATGTATTGCTATTAATTAATCTCTTACTATTTATTAACTAATTTCTATAGAGGTTGCATCATTTGAGTTATCAGATCCTTTTCCAGCAGTCCAGTACTGAACTTGGAATTCAACTGTATACTCTTCGATAGTATCCGAACTATCATATGAAAGATCAATTGCTCCAACATTGGTTGGAAAAATATCATAAAACTTATATGATCTTAGTGGAGTGATTCCTGCACCGTTTGGATCATTGGAGTTATTTGTAGAATTTACAGTACCTGCACCTCTACCTAACTGATGAACATATGCATCAGTCATATAAGATGAAGGATTTGTTGCTCCAGTTGCATTATCTAGTTTGCTAATCGTATTCATCCAACGCTCAAAAGCAGTTCTGAGTTTGAAATCTTCATCATTAATGACTGTTACGGTCCAAACATCAAAGGTTCTATCTCCAGCAACCTTTAGAATTCTTCCTCTAAAAGGAATATCAATTGGAGAAACATTAGATGCTGGAAGAGCTGCTGTTTTACAGAGAAACTTAAATGTTTCTGCTTCTTGACCAGCACCTGTGCTCCAGAAACTCTGAATTTCTGTAGGAAAATTTGGAATTTCAACTTCAAATAAATTGGGTCTTGCTCCACCGCCAGCAAGTCTTTCTTTAAATCCGGTGATTGTTCTGAGTGTAGACATTTTTTAAACCTCCGTTTGTGATTAATTATCTAATAATCAAACTCTACCTGCTACTTCCTCGAAGGAAACACCAGTTCTAGTAGCAACAAATGTAAGTGTAATATAGTTAATTGATCTTGTTGGTTTTAGGAAAATGTCTGCCCTAAACTCATTGTTATCAATTACATCTGGAGTGTTATTTGTTTGATCGCAAATAACCAAGAAGTCATAGACTCCATTCTTCGCTTGAACATCTCTTAGATATGGTTCAACAATATTAACGAAGTTAGCTCTTGTGGTTTGATTGTTCAATTCAAAAAGTTGTGCTTGAGCAGCTCTTTGAAGTGCTTGCTCAACAGTCAAGAACAGACGACGAACGTTAATTCTGTCGAATGCAGATGCATATGAAAGTGCAGTCTTATCACCAAAGAGAAGAATTCCTGTTCCAGGTTGATTGATTACTGAATTGATTCTTTCTTCATAAAGAAGATCTCTTTGAGATTTATTTGGATTATATGCAAGTTTAATTGCGTTATTTAAAACACCTCTTTGCTGTCCAGCAGGAGAGAACCAAGGATATGCAG